TGGATGGTCTGCAAACCAAACATACTCAGATTCTCTATTAAGATAGTTTGCATAATAGATGTTTTCTCCATCTGCACCTTTTGCATCTCTGATGACTGATAGGTTTCCGTGTGCTTCTACAACTTCATCAACTGTTCCTGACCAATCACCATCTTCGTCAACAATTGCAACATGAATTTCATCCAATTCAAGATTTTTGTCTTCAGCAAATGCAGATGTGGTTGGTGGTCCTTCAGAAAATGCAGATGCATATTCCCATTTTCTTTCGTATGCAGCTGTTGCATTGACACCGATAAATTTTTCTGAAACAGTCAAACTTGTATCACTTGCAATTGCAGATATTTTTCTCTCTTCTCCACCAACTACGATAATGTCTCCAACTACAAATTGTGCAGAAAAAACTGTTGCTGATCCTGTTACAGTCGTAGAGTCAGCGGCAGTTGTTACTGTTCCTGCCATGTCTGCGGTTTGTTGTTGATATACTGATCTTTTTCTTCGTGTTAGAGCGGCACCAGCACTTATGTCTGCTTGTGTTCCAGATAATTCTTCACCCGTAGCAGCATTGTCTGCGGTAACTGCCGTAATTACAATGCCTGGAGTTGCACCAGCAATATCTACAATATCACCTACTCTCAGTTCATCACCAAAATTTGTTCCTGTTCCTGCGATAGCACTTGTTGATTGTGTCCATGCAACTGTTCCTGTCAAAGTTGCAGAAGGACGATCGGCAGGACACCATGAAATTTTGAAGGTGTTTCCTAATGCACCTGCCCATTTTGCGGCTACTGATGCAGTAAAACTTGTCGCATTTGAACCACCAAAATCTGGATCATAACTAGTATAATAATCGTCAGATGTTTTAATTTGAACGTTTACGTATGCACCAGTATTTGCAGTTGCGTTCAATGGTGCAGCTGATTCAGTGGTAGTTGTATTTGCTGCACGAACAACTTGACAGGCATTTGAATAAGACAAGAAATTAGCAGCAGTAAAAAAATGTTCAAAGTTATCATCGTTTGGTTTTTGAAACATTTCAACCAAACTATCTTCGTCTGTGATTAACTTTACTTCTTCGATTGGACCCCAGCGAAACCTTCCAGCAACTCCACCTATAGAAGTTGCGGCTGCGACCACAACATTTGTTAAATCAATCTCAGAAGTATTTACGCCTGGACTTACTAGAAAGGCCATTGTTATCTCCGTAAAAAGTGTGATTTTTGAGTGTTAAAGTATAAATTACTCTTAAAATATTTATAAATATTGGTATCTGGTGAATAATATTTAGTGTGTGGTAAAGATGAAATTTCCTCAAAAAGCAATTGACCGATTCAATTTTAAAGTTAGTAAAACCGAAAATTGCCATATCTGGACTGCTGCTAGACAGAAACAAGGGTATGGTATGTTCTCTTATGATGGTAAGTCATTACCAGCACATCGTTTTGCATACCTACTTCATAAAGGAGACATTGCAGAAAACATGGTCGTTCATCAAACCTGTGAAAACAATGCGTGTGTAAATCCAGAACATCTTGTTCTTCAGACCAAAAGTCAAAATAAAAGAAACTACAATTCAGTTCGTGTCAGTAAAGAAATGGTCGAAAGAGAAAGTGTAAAATATCTCTTTCGTTTGAGAAATCTAAGGCCGGACTTGGAAAAAGAGATTGACAATCTTCTTCAGTATCTTACAATCAAGAAACAAGAGGAAGAAGATGATTTTGGATTTTCTAAAGAAACTGAAGAAAGTTATGTTTAGTAAAGTTCTTTCTGCCATTCTTCACCAGCAGGAGTCCATTTACTATTATCGCCAGGAATGGAAAATTCATCTGGATCATGACCATCTTCTATGATACCAAATGGTACAAGTTCTTCTTCAATCATTTTCATTTGTTCTGCAAACATTTTCTCACGAATGTCTTGATCTGTCAATTCTTTAAAATATCTTTGTTGAACTAACCAAGAAAAAATTACACAAGTCATCACTAAGTCATCATGAGTCCCATCATCAGCTTCCCAAGATGTATTCTTTGCGATAAAGGTTGTCAATTCTGAAATCGTATCAAAGTCATCAATCAAAAGATTATCTTTCTCAATTAAATCTTTAAGAGTCGCACAACCAATTCGTTTGACCTGTTTTGTAGTTCTTATTCCCATAGAGACATTCTTTGAGAAACCACCACCAATTTGTTGACCATTTCTACCATGCATCGTTACCATCATCATATTTTCGTATTCTAGGTCATGATAGAGAATATCAGAAACTTGTTGTCCTATGTCGTTGACTTCCACAAGAATAAATGCTTCGTTGTATTTTAGTGCTGTAGTGTAAATTATGTTTGGATACAACATAGGTGAAATATCATTCCTACGATACTTCGCAACTTGACAATATGGTTGTTTGGAAACATCAAAGACAGAAAAGGCTGAATAGTCAAGACCAACACCCCTTGCAACGTCACAAACCATTACGTAAGTGTGATTGTGAACTGGTTCTTGATATACGTCTAAACCCTCGTTGATGAAAACAGGTTTCTTGAAAGGCATGGACATGAGTTTTTCAGTAGAGATAAGTGTATTTGAACTTCCCAGAAAAGAGCACTCAAATTCTTGTTGAAACTGTCTCTCACTCGTATTACGAATCGTTTTTTCTTTCCATGCATCATCCCTGCCTGGAACTTGTGACCAATGAACTGCAATTGGTGAATAGTCATTGTTTCCTTCTTCAGCATCTGTCCAGAGTTTGTAGAATAGATTCATACCATTTGGAGTAGAGACAATGAATACTTTGGTTGTCTGTCCAGATGAAATTGTAGGATATACAGAACTGAAAAACTCTTCTGAAATGTTTGACGGAACAAATGCAAATTCGTCTAGGAAGATAATGTTAAAAGAACCACCACGAATCGCAGAACCAGATGTTGAACTTGCAAGAATCTTGGAGCCGTTTTCAAGTTCTATGTTACCCTTGTTCCAAATCAATACTCCTTGTTGCAACCACTTTGGCATATGTTCGTATGCAAGTTGTAATCTTCCAAGAAGTTCCATTGCAGTTGTCTTTTTGTTTGCAAGAATCGCAACGGAAACATTTTCGTTGAAGATAATGTAATGTAGTAGATAAGCGAGTATCGTAGTTGACTTACCTGACTGTCTTGCCATCTTGCAAATGACAAATCTTTTGTTGTGAAACTTGTCAATCATTTCTGACTGATAATCTCTTACATCAAAAGGAATCAATCCTTCGTCAACGGATACAATTTTTATGTATTGTCGTGCAAAGTGTTCTGGGTCTTCTTTGCACTTGATGAACTCTTTGATTTGTTCCTCAGTGAAATCTTGAGGAACATATGCAGCCTTGAGTTGGGGATTACCTAGATAGGTTTCGTGTTGAGGCATTTATTCTGGTTTTATTATGAACTCATCTTAATAAATTGAATGTCTATGTCTACCAAATCAGCAGTATTGTTATTATCACTATCAACAAAAAAAGTATATGTATCGGAAGTACTTGTAACTGGTAAGACACAACTTGAATTTAATGTCAGTTGAGTAGTGTCACTGTCAATAGCTCCTGTTGTAGAACCTACCGCACGACTTGGGCTATGTATTGTTGACCCATTTTTCAAAAATGCTTCGATTCTTCTTTCAGCATTATTGTCTTCGATATAAGCAGACATAAAAAATAAATACGTTCCTGTAGCATTAAAAGTTATACTACCACTACTATGATTCAAAATATTATTTGCATCTGTTATTGTCTCAAAAACAACTGTATAGTCATTTAAATCACTTTCATTGGTCGCTCTGTTTAAGGTTGCGAATGGAAATACTCCACTGGCAAAAGTTACAGAACTACTTACAGTTGCAGTATCACCAGACAAAGTGATTGGAGCAGAAGTTCCTGAAGTTCCAACAATATTATCTACTTTGAGTGTACTTCCCATTTTCCTATACTATAGTGAGAGTTGCGGTTGATGGAACAGTGATTGTAGCATTTGCAGTCAAAGGTCCAACAAATAACATATTGTAATTTGCTTCAATTGTTACATCATTATTCAACACATTCTTGTTCTCAAAAGAGAGATGTCTTCCTGTTTCACTTTTTGCATTGTGATTACTTGTGCGAAACCCAGCAGTTACAATGTCTACGTCAACAACATCGTCAACTGGTCTTGCTGATGCAAAGACAATCGTATTATTTGCATTTGTAAAAGTGTAATCATCTGTGTGCAACCTAACTCCGTTAAGGTAAACAACCACATTGTCTTCAACGGCTGTGTTTGTGGACAGAGTGAAAGTAGTCGTTGCAGTTCCCGAAACAGTAAACTTCTCTCTTGTGTGTGAGTTCTGTGCAAGTGCAGTAATTGCGTTAAAACCGATAAGGTCGATGATGTCACCAGAGGATGGTGATGCTGTCAATGTGATAAAAGTTCCAGCTGTATCAACTGTATAATCATCTGTTTCTTTCAACTTCACACCATTTTGAAAAACAGACACATTTGAGTCCGAAAATAATACACCAAATTGAGTCGTAGTTCCGTCTGCTGTGTAAGTTTTTCGGTCTTCAATCGTTTCAAAATTTTCTGCTGTATTTCCAATATATCCCATTTTTATCCAAATCCCCCACCTGTGATTGTTCCTTCACCAGTAATAGTTCCTGTTCCTGTGATTGTAATATCTATTGTTCCTGGGCAACCAAGTGCTAATTTTTGTCCAGATGGAATGTCTACTGTTCCAACCAATTTGAATGTTCCAGAATCAGAAAGAAGTGCTCGTGTTCTTACTCCGTTACTTGGTGTTGTATCAAGTGCAAATTCAAAGGTGATATGGTCTTTGAATTGCATATTCTCACCATTTCTTTTATTTGTTCGTAGTCCTATGTAACTCATATTTTTATTCTGGTTTTGTCGGCCATGTGATGTTGGTAAGTAGACCTTGTTCGTCCAGTTTTGGTTCAGTAGTAGAAGGCAAATCTCGTAACGCTTGACGATAAGTTTTCCAATCATCACTCATAACGACATCAGAATTAGCCATCCAATCCGTTTCTGATAATTTTTGATTTCTTTGTTGACGTAACAATCTCATTGGTTTTTCTGATTCATTTTTTATTTTTACATCATCATCTTTTACTACAATACTATCATTTTCCCAAAAAATAGATTGTGTTTTTATATCATAGGATGGTATATTCAAATCGGTTTGTGCTTGACTTACTACTGATGAATCTTGACTCCACCCTACAATTTGATTGTCAGCATCTAAAATTAAGTATTTTGTCATATCACATTACCGAAAATATTGTTACTTCAACATCAGTATATCTATCTGTTGCTCCTAAAGTACTACTATCACTAGTTTGAGTATCATAATGATTTCTATGTAAGGAAGCTGAATTACCAGTACCACTTTGGTATTGCCTTGCTTGCATTTTAACAACCTTATCACTTGTCCAACCACTAGCGGAGTAAATCATCTTATGATTCATTCTAGGTGTGTTATATTCAGTGCTATTACCATGAAAATAGGGAGCACTTGAATCTCCATTTTTTGTGATAGACCCATCCACTAAAAACCTAAAGGCCCATAGAGGGCCATTAGCACCAGGCGATGTCATTACAAAACTACATTCATATACTATGAAACTAGCACTTGTTTGGGGAGTGTATGTTATGGAAGAACCTGTTATATCTGCAAACGAATTTCCTAATGTTTGCTCTGATGAAATTGTAGTTGAGGTCTTTTGAAATTTCGTAGGCATTCCAGAAGGGAAAGTTACTGCACTTCCCAAGGTGCCTGTCGTAATCGTTCCAGAACTATTCATCACAATCTTGTCAGTCCCAGAAGGATTCTGAACCTTGAAATTGGCACTTGTCCCAGATGGTTTTATAATTAGGTCACTCATTATACATCCTGTTCAACAAAACTAAGAACACAATTGAAACTTGCGGCCGTGTCTGATTGTATTTTGATAATGTCAGTTGTATTCAAAAAAATCTTATTTCCAGATAAAAGTTCTATGGTTGAACCTTCGGGTATTGGAACATTTTTCACAAGAAAAGAATCTCTGTTATTGCCCCCACCAAATGCACTTGCATTACTTGCAGTATCACTTGAGATTGTAACTGTAATCTTGATTGTATTTGTAAGAATATTACAAACGTGAAATCCTACGATAATGGCAGTTTTTGCACTTGGAACTGTATATAAAGTAGTGTCAGCATTAGCCGTTGTGGAAGTGGTTCCAGATGCATTTGTTTTATTTGCATCAGCGGTTATTACTTTGAGTGTATTTGCCATAGATTACTTTACATTTCTTATGTGAAAATATTTATTATCCGAAAATGATTGCGTTGATAAGTGAGTCATCGTCGGCAGTAGCATAAGTTTTAATTACAGATGCGGCAACTTTCTTGTTTGTCCCTCCACCTCCATCATCTACGATAAACAAATCTGCATCTGCAAGTGTTGTGACCGATGAACCTGCTCCATCAATGTCTATATCAGCAACGTTTATGCTTCCATCTGGAAAAACAGGAGTTTGAGAAAATGTAACTGCACCTCCTGCGGATATTGAAATTGCATCTGTATCTGAAGCAGAACCTATATTTCCACCATCCGAAACAACGATATTTCCAGTTGAAGTAAGAGTTCCACCTGTGATATTTCCAGTAGTCGTAATCGTAGAAGAACCAGTGTCAATCGTTCCAAATCCAGAAGTGATTGACCCTGCATTCAATGCTCCAGATTCAACCAAATTGCTCATATTTGTAATTTCAGATGCAAAATAAGTAGCAAAAGTTTGAACAGTGGTTTGTCTCATCGTTCCATTATCATTTGTCACGATACCATCACCATCTGCAACCGCAGTTGTTCCTACTGTAGTATTTCCATCAACTATGTTAAGTTCAGTTGCTGTGGAATCTACCGCTGCTAATTTTGTTAAATCTGCTTGAACAAGACCAGACACTCCGTCTAGTAAATTAAGTTCCGCAGCTGTTGATGTAACTGCTGTACTTCCTAATACCAATTGTCCTTCTGGGACAACTATTCTTCCTGCACCACCTATAATCAAATCGTCTTCTGATTCATCCCATTGCATATACGCACCAGATGTAGCGCCAAAAAACTTGACATCATAACCTGTGTCATCCACACCAACTGTTACAGTAGCGTCTATTTGGACTGCACCATCTATGTCAACTGCATCTAGGTTTGTCGTTCCGTCTATATCTGCATCACCAGAGATATCTAAGGATGTAGCGTCAACCTCACCAGCAACTGTCAAAACACCACTTGCAACTGTCATCAAGTCATCATCACCAGTATGTCCTATTGTTGACCCATTTATGATTACATTATCGACTGTAAGCGCAGTAAGTGTACCAAGAGAAGTAATATTTCCTTGTGCGGCTGTTTGTAAAGTCCCTGTGACATTTCCCTCAAGATTTGCAACCAGAGTTCCAGTTGTAATAGTAAGATTACCAGTTGAGGTAGATGTTGCAGTAGTTGTACCAACTATAAACTTATCTTCACTTTCATCCCAAACAAAAATTGCATTGTCACCAGTAGAACCTCTTTCAATGACAAGTCCCGAATCGTTACTGTTTGCACCAGACAATCCAGTATTGACTTCAATCAAATGTGCGGAAACTGTAAGTGTCTCTGAATCTTGAGTGGTAGTTGTTCCCTGAACTGTCAAGTTTTGTGAGATGGTTACGTTACCACTTGAATCAATCGCAATAGCATCAGTATCAGAAGTAGAGCCAATATTTCCACCATTTGAAATTACAAGAGAACCACCACTAATTGCTCCAGTTGTTGTGATTGTTGATGAACCAGTATTAATCGTTCCAAATCCAGATGTAATAGAACCAGCATTCAATGCACCGACTGTAGTTACATTTGAAAGTGTGTCTAATGCACTCTCAAAATAAGTTTCAAAAGAAGTCAATGCTACTTGTTTCATTGTTCCATCGTCATTTACAACTACTCTGTCTGCATCTGCAAGTGTGACTGTTGATGCAGATGTTCCGCCATCTAATATTCCAAGTTCAGTTGCAGTGACATCACTTACAGCAATAACTCCTGTTCCACTTGAAACCAATGCACGACTTGCCGTTGTGGTTGCAAGTTTTGAAAGTGCAATTGCAGCTCCAGATGCTACACTTGCATTTACAACCGCATTAGACGCTAACTGATCTGCACCAACGGCGTCATCCGCAATCATTGCTTGTTCTACTGCATCATTCGCAATTGTAGAACTTATGGAGATTCCTGCTGTTCCGTCAAAGTTCGCTGTTCCAGTTATATCTCCACTAACCGCAATCGCTCTAGCAGATGCAAGTGCAGTTGCAGTGGCTGCATTTCCTGTTACAGCGCCTTCGAGATTCGCTACTATGGTTCCTACTGTTCCAGAAGTAACAACCTCTGAACTTATAGTTGCATCTGGAATAAAAGTAAGTTTTCCTTCAGAATCATCAAAACCCAAGAATGCAGTTTTTGCAGCAGAACCTGTGTGATACTGCATTGCAAGACCAACGTCTTTATTTGTATCTGAACCTAATGCACCCCCACCAGTTGCCGTTTGAAGAGTAATAATTGGGTCAACGACTGTCAATACAGTACTGTCTACAGTCGTTGTTGTTCCTGAAACTGTCAAATCACCACTGACCGCAAGATTTTGAGATACAGTTACATTTCCATTTGCAGCGATTGCGATAGCGTCAGTATCAGAAGCAGAACCAATGTTTCCACCATCAGAGATGACAACGTTACCAGATGAGGTTAGTGTTCCACCAGTAATATTTCCAGTTGTTGTGATCGTTGAGGAACCTGTGTCAATTGTTCCAAAACCAGAAGTAATTGAACCAGAGTCCAATGCACCGACAGTTGTTGCAGCTGTCGTGACCAAGTTAGGCATTGCAGTAATCTCATCGTCAAGATACGCTGCAAGAGTGGTGACATTGGTTTGTCTCATTGTCCCACCTTGATTCATAACTAAACCATGGCCATCGGAAACCGCTGTTGTTCCTACTGAAGTTCCACCATCTAAAACACTCAATTCAGTTGAGGTTACATCACTTGCACTTATTGCACCTGTTCCACTTGATACTAATGCACGACTTGCCGTTGTGGTTGCAAGTTTTGATAATGCAATAGCGGCAGAAGATTTTATATCTGCATTTACAATATTTGTAATTGTGTTACTATCAGAGTCAATTGTCTGTCCAAGTATTGTAGTCGTTCCACCCACATGAACATATGATCCCATGTAACCATGAGCACTACATTGATATGAAAGTGTAAATGGCGTAGTATCATCAACCACAATTTGAGTGTATGCACCAGAACTTCCAGCAGTTCCGTTTGTTGTAACACCAGTTGTAAATGCAGTTCCTTTTGCATCATCTAAGTAAAATCGTAGTGGATGGGTGCTATTTGAATTATCTGCTTGGTCAAACTTATATGTTCCTTGCGCTAAATTGAGAAAAGGTGCTTCGATTCCATCAAGAAAGTAAGCGTAAGAAGAACCACCAGAGTTTGGATGTGCAGATGTTTTACTTGCGACTGTGACTGTAATTGTTTTCGTAGTTCCTTGGTCAGAGGTTCCTGACAATTTACCAAATACTGTTTTGTTTGTAAGAGTCTGTGTATCTGACGTTCCAACAACAGTTCCAGTAGGCGCTGCAGATGTTGCTATTGTTCCCAACCCAAGTGTGGTTCTCTGTGCAGCTGCATCTGCATCATCCAGAAGTGCTTTTCCTGCACTTGTCAAATCATAAGTTGCAGCTGTCCCTGACCCTGTGAATTGGATTCCCTTATCTGCTGCAGAAGTCAATCCTGCAATCGCTGCAAGGTCTGCATCATATGCCTGAACATTGGTTCCAATTACAAGACCAAGTGTAGTCCTTTGTGCAGCTGCATCTGCATCGTCAAGAAGAGCCTTACCAGCAGAAGTGAGTGTATAAACACCAGCAGTTCCAGAACCAGTAAATTGTATTCCTTTGTCGGCAGCAGATGTAAGACCAGATAATGCTTGAAGATTGGAACTTAGTGTGATGTCTGTTTGGTCGTTTCCAGAATCATCAGTCGCAACAATATGTGTTCCATCAAAATTTAGTCCTGCTCTTTCAGTAAGGTCACTTCCACCATTTTGAATGGTGTGTTTGGAACCACCTCCACCACCAGATACAGTTTGATAGGTTCCGTCACCTCTTAGAAACTTTGATGCATTAGCAGTTTGGTTACTAAAATCTAAAAGATTGAGTTCTGCTGGAGTTGCAGTAATTTCTGTCCCACCAATAGAAATCGCAGCTGCATTTACGTTGCGAAATCCAGTTATGTCTTTATTGGAATCAACAATTACTGCTTTACTTGCAGCGACTGTTCCAGCAGTAACATTATCTAAAACAGTAAGTTCAGATGATGCTAGTTCTGTTCCACCGATAACAAGGGTAGAACCACTAAGATGTAAATCTTTCCAAGGTCTATCAGAAGAACCCAAATCAAAAAAGTTTGCGGTTGTTGGAATCAAATCCGCAGAGATTTTGTTTGGGTCTAATCCACCGCCTGCGTTAGACATTTGGTTGATCAACTGGACAACCTTTTTCTCTAACTCTTCAATTCTTTTTTGTGTGGGTGTTTTATCTTTTGGTTTTTCTCTATCTTTTTCTTGTTTGGAAATTGCAGTTGCTACGGCATCTACTGTAACTTCTTCTTGTTCCGCAATTTCCTCTCTTTTTTCATCAACCTTAACGTCCTCTTCATGTCCAATTCTTTCCTCATCCATTCCAACTGGTTCTTCAACGTCATCCTCTTTTTGTTCTTCTGCAACTTCCACAGTTTGAAGTTCAGGTCCAGTATCGTCTTCATTGAGTGTCGTTTCTTCCTTTTCAACCTCTTCTAAGTTTCCTCCTATTTTGAGAAAGAGATTTTCTAAAGATTTGAGTGCTTTTTCTTCTTTTTCATTTTTTTCTTTTTCTATTCCCTCTAACTTTATTCTGTTTTCTTCATCAGCTCTGTCAATGTTTTCTTTAATTTCTTTGGAGTATTTTTCTTTACTTTCTGCCAATTCTCTCTGTATCTTCTCATATTGTTTAAGAGGATTTTTAGCGTCCAACTCTTCTTGAATCTTGCGTTGTTTCTCATCCTCTTGTAGTTTGAGGTCAAGTTTGAGTTGTGCGTATTTGTCTAATATTTGGTCAGAATCAGGCATAAATCTCCAAAAAACGGAAAAACTACATTATGAATATTTATTCTATTGAATTGCGACATTTCATCGAAAACTGACAAACATTCATATCTGCAATAACCTCAAAATCTAGTAATGACATAAAGTATGGAACAAACTCCATAAGAGAAAAAACCGATATAGCACTTATCAGTCCAACTAAAAACGTCTGATAACTTCTCTTCAACCATTTAAACTTATTTGTTGCTAGAACTCTTCCCATACCATATATGTCTCCCACAATTGCATCGTAAGTTCTGGAATCCTGAAGCAATCTTTTTGAATACTCTTTCTTGAATTCTTCTAAACCAAGGTAAGCAAAATGACCGAAAAACAGAGGATTAAAAAATGGTGACTCCCTATCAATGTCACCAGATTTTGTTTTTGGATATCCTGTTTTGGGAAGAATGACGATTATTGCCATAATCAATGCAGCCACCGAAAACATACCTAAGATGACAAGGGGAACTCGTAATGCATAATTATCCATATTTGCAAGAGTAATTGAAAACACAATTGAAGAAACAGTAATCATAATATTAGCCTTTGTATCTGCCATGAGAGTAAGGCTCACGATATTAGATAGATTTAATCTTAATATGTTGTCAATTGCTGTTGAGGAAGGAGCATCCCCAAAGATATTTTCGGACGACTCAAAATTTCTTTCGTCCCAAGGTTTGAATGACATTATTTACCTCAAAGGGGGAGCGTAAAGTAATCCACCCTTTGTATAAAGTTTATTCATCCCCCTTTTTAAACCCAAGTCAGTTTTCGGACCAACGTTTCTCTCGTAGATTTCTCTGTAATTTCCTATTTGTTTAATCACTTGATATGCCCAATCACTACTCAAATCAAGTTTCGCTCCAAGGTGTGGAAAATCTTCACCATCTCGTTCACCCATAAATCTTTGGATCTTTGGGTCTTTGTTTTCCTTGAAAGAATCTATGTTTTGTGAATTGATTTCCCATTCTTCGGCGATAAATAGAACATACACCACCCATCTTGCAATATCACTCCACTTTTGGTCACCATATTTCACCGCTGGTCCAAGAGGTTCTTTTGATATAATCTCTGGGAGAATGATGTGCTCCTCTGGATATGTGAAAGTTGCTTTTTTTGATGCAAGAGCTGACCTGTCTGTTCCATACATATCACAATCACCATCTATATAAAAATCTACTGGTGACTCATCTGGATAAAGATTGATGGGGATGTATTTTATGTTCCATAACTCAAAAAAATCTTGAACATTTTGTGATGCAGTTGACTCTTCTTGAACGCATACTCTTGCACCAACCAATTGTTTTGCACTTATGACCCCAAGATTTTTTCTTACAATAAATCCTTGTCCATCATAAAAAGTTGTTGGCAAAAACTCTATTTTCCATTTCACGTTTCTTGAATAGGTCCATGTAGTTGTTGCGGAGAGTATGTCAATAGTCCCATCAAATAACATTTCAAATCTTGTTCTTCCATCAACTTCTACAAAATCAATTTTGTCTTTATCTCCAAACAATGCGACTGCAAAAGCACGACATATATCTACATCAAATCCCTTCCAAACCTCATCTCTATTAATACTAAAACCATAGACATCATTGTAAGTTCCACAGATGACTTTACCTCTATCTAAAACTCTCTCGACAGTAGAACCAAAGTATGGATTATATTCATCACCAATTCTATAACCCATTCCCATTAAATGTTTTTCTTTGTGTGTCTCTTCTACTTTACGTAATCTCTCAAGTTCAGCTCTCAGTTCAGATAATTCCTCAGAACGTATTATTGTCGTTTGTGCTGGACCAAAAACAGGTATCTCATTTGCGTTTCTTACTACACCCGATGTCAATTCATCAAGTTTTTTTTCTTGTTCGATGATTTTAATTGGAGATAATTTTGAAGGAATAACAAATATATCACCTTTTTTGACATCTCTATCCCAATTATAATTACCTGTGACTTTTTCAAGAATAGATAAAAATTCACCTCTGTCTTTATACCCTGCTTTCTCCATCATTGCAGGAATATCAAGACGATTTCGTATCGTAAATTCAGCCTTTATTTCAACCATTGTCGTTTCTTGACCTTGAAGGACATATCCTTGTCCTATTCCAAGAATCCAAAAAGAGACAAAAAGTGAAAATAAAATTTTATGTATCATTTCAGTGTTCGATATACTTCCATAAGTTGGTCATCTGCCAAAGGAGTTGTCATTGTATAAACTCTTTGATGACCGATTTCCATATATGCTTTTAGGTCTGCAAAACTAGGATATTTTGCTTGTAAATTGTGAAGAAGATAATCTGGTTCAAGATGACATTGAGCACAAACATTGTCTTTTGCAAATACTCTAGTCGCTTGTTTATACCTGTCACTTTGTGTTAGAATAGCAGACAAATCTTTCTCAATGTAATTAATCTTGTCTTCCATGCCTGGCAAAATCATGAAGATTAGATATGCAAGTAACCCAATAACAACAAATGAAAATGTCTTAACACTTTTGATTGTATTGAAGGTATCTGTCTCAATTTGTTTTATGGGTTCAAATTTCACTTCTTCTTCGCCGTTTGTTTCAACTGTAGCTTGGACACTACCAGTTGAAGTTGAATTTTTTCTTTTGCCTCGTTGTTCGGCCATTTCAATTCCTCACAAAAAATTAGTTTTTACCTCTACCAACTTGTATAAGTTTTTTACTTACTTGTTGTGAGAACCACTTTAATACAATCGGGATACTCACGTTTGATGTTAAACCGAATAGAAATCCAATCGGATATCTATAACTCTCATAAGGTGCTAATTGTGGAACATTCGTAAAAACAATAGAAATAAGAATGTACCCTGTCACCGACATTCCCATGTTAATAAACAAATCAAATACAATCATGAGTTTATTATCTGCATATTTTTCTTTATGATCAGTCCTATAATTAAATAAGAAAATCCAAAAAGAAGAAAACAGGACCAAACCGATCATTGTCAGTTCAGACATTGAAAATATATCAATCATTATTCGCCTCTTTCTTAACTAGTTTCAATAAGTCAGCCGTACTACCCACAAATAATGCGTTAGTAACGTTCTGAGCTTTCGTTACCTCTTGACGCTCACTCTCAGATTTTAACCGATTTTTCTTTTGATGCAGATCCATGAGTTTTTCTTGAGCATCAGTCATGTTTTTGAGAAGTTGACCGAATACTTCAAAGGCTCTTGGAGATTCCTCTGACTTTGCTATGTCGAGAAGTTCCTCCATCGCATCTCTACCTCTTTCAATAACATCATACATATTCTCACGAGCATACTGAAAATCATTGTCTGCTTTTTCATCCTCAGTTTGACTTTCAATTACTGCCGGAGAAGTAACAGTACCAATTGTATTTATTACATCAGTCGTTTCATCAACTAAATCAAGATGTTTTTCAATTCTCTGTTCAACAATTTTTTTCACTTCTTTCATAGTAACTTATTTAGGAATCAGTCCCACTCACAGGGTCATGTGTTTTTCCAGCAGGAAAGAAAGAGAATGTTTCACTAAAACCGAATGTCTCATCAGTAAGCGCTGATGTATCAGTTGGAACAACATTTGTCCTACTCACTGTCTTACCTGCTCCTGCCGCTTCACTTGATTCTTCTGATAATATCCTCATGCGAGTCGAATCGTCAAATTCATGACCATCAAGAATTATATTGTTGACAGAATATGGTGTACTGTCTTCTGCGATTATAAATACTGGTTCTGCAGGCACATCTTCTGTCATGAGATGTGTATCAACTGTGACATCCGTAATAATTTTTGCGTTATCTGTGACATCTGGGAACAAATAACCCTTCATTACGAAACTGAGAGTCCAGATGATAGAACGTCTTGTCGCAAAATCACCCTCGTATGTGTCTTCACTTGTGACAGAATTGAGAACTAAAGGAATATCCATCTTAATTCCCATTGAAGATACAAGTGTCATACTAAAGGTAAACTCTGGTGTGAAGAACGGAAGGATTTGTTCCAATATCTGTGTTCCGTCTTCTGCATTTTTTACAAAACAATAAAGCGAAAAGTCATAATTGTAAGGGACAGGATTGAATTGTTTCTTTAGACCTGTCGTTCCTGTCTTAACATTTCTGCCCATTGTATTCAGTTTTCTTGCACCATCATATGTCATTGCAGTCAATTCAAACCCCATCCTTGGAACAGTCAATGCAACTTTCGGATTGAGATTTGGGTCACCACTAATACGAACCAGCATCTTATCTTTTGGTCCGTAAGACAATGGTATCTTCAGGGACTCCACTACTTCATCTGAAGAGTTTGTTCTACGAACCTCTATATTATTAAATAATGTTCCAAACGCAACCACCATTTTGCGGCTGATTTGATGATAAAAATATGTTCCAAACATTACGGATTTTCTCCAAATGGATTACCTTCAGTAAAATCAAATACTGAATCTGCATCAATTTCAAATTGTTTATTTGCTGAAACTTGATCAGATGTTGAATTATCAATCGTCTGCAATGTTTCTGCTGTTTCAGCAGTTGATTGTGTAGCCGCAAAAGTACCAGTTGCTAAACTATCTGCACCAGTGATTATCTCACCTACTGAAAAATTACCAGTAAGGTTAATAAGGTAGAGATAACTTGTAGACGAGTCCCATCTCGCAACTTCTGCTGTCTTTGATGATGTTCCACCTGTGACAGTTTCACCCTCTGTAAATGTACCAGAGATAGAAGATAACTCAAATGTGCGAACAAGTGATTGTTTTTGTTCAATAACATCAACTTCCTCAACACCAGTATCCAACTTTTCATCAGAGTAAGTGAAGAGTTCGCAAGTTAAGTCAAATGTGGGAAGAGCTCCTGTCTGATAGAAAGGAGTTTCGTGTTCAACAAACATTACCTGAAAGAGTTTTTCAGTTAAAGGGAAGAAAATTAAGTCACCTTCTTTCGGACGAACACCAATGTCGAGTCCTTCAAATGCTCGTCTTGCAA